CCTCCACCGCCACCTCCACCGCCACCACCTCCCCCTTTACCGCCACCTCCACCGCCACCTCCACCGCCACCAGTGGGAGCCGTCACCCCGATCCCAAAGCGTCGTGCTAGTTCTTCAGACATGGACTCGGGCTTTGCAGGTACCATTGCCGCCGCCGCGGCGATCCCCGTAGCCGTGGCCCCCTGGTAGGCCATGCGCTGAAATTGCTCCAAGCCGGCCCCGGCGAGTGCCGTCGCGTTGACGATGTGCATGAGTTGGCCGACCATCGGGTCGGAGTCGTAGGCATTTATGCTAGCCTGCAATTCAGCGATTTCAGCATCGATGTATTCTAGACCTTCGGCAACCCCTGAGAGGCCCTTCTCAGCGAGGAATTGCTGAATCTTGTCACCGAAGCCGGGGATAGAGGACAGTCCAAGCGTCTCAAGGGTAAGCACGAATTCTAGGAGCGGCTTGAGGCCCTTCAGAATCTCTAGCCGGAAGCCTGCGGCAGCCCGGCCTGCCGCATCAAGGGGGCCTTTTAGCCCTTCGGCACTTCGCCCCACGGCCCCCAGCGCAAAGGTGAGACCGCCTACGCCGATGAGCAGGGCGATCAGGGGGTTGGTCCAGGCGAAGGCGAGCCCAATGGCGGTGATCGCCACCACGAGGCGCACCTGGTTAGCGATGATCCAGCTCCCGAAGTCACGGGCTGCATCGCCGAATTCCTGTAGGCCCTTCGCCATGATGCGGAGGGCCTCCACCAGTTCGTCCTTGTGCGCCCTCAGCCAGTCCTCCATAGCCTTGGTAGCCTCGGTGATGCGTTGGGTGAACCGCTCTACGCCTGCCGTGAACGCTGGGGTACTGGTGAAATCAACGAGTCGCTGCATCCCCCTTGTCGCCATGTCGAAGAAGGGCTGCATGACCTGGCCGGAGATGATGCCGAAGGTGTCCTTGATGGTAGACAGCAGGCCGGCGAAGGTGATGCTCTGCTTCTCCATCATCCCGCCAAACTTGGCGTTCATACCATCCACTAGGGCGGAGATGGCCGTGCTGGCAGAGATGGCCCCCCGCTCCGACATCTTCATGGCCTCGGGGACAGTCACGCCGATGGCGTCAGCGAGCATCTTCCAGGCGGGAATCCCAGACTCAGCGAGTTGCATCATCTCCTCGGCTGAGACCTTGCCCTTCGCCATCATCTGGCCCAGGGCGCGGGTGACCCGGTCGATCATTTCGCCGTTGCCCCCAAGCCCAGCCACGGCGTCGCCGACTGCGGTCAGGGTGGGGAGCACGTCCTCAGCAGCGAACCCCATAGCGAGGAGGCGTTGGGCTCCTTGAACTAGTCCGGAGAACTCGAAGGGGGTCTTGGCGGCGAAGGCTTGGAGTTCATCCAGGAACTTCTTGGCCTTCTGCCCCGAGCCCAGCATCGTCTCGAAGGCAATCTGGGCCTGCTGCCGCATACTGTTGAAACCGAAGCCCGCCGTCACCGTGGCCGTGCCAGCCGCAATACCGATCCCTGTGATAGCGAGAGCTGCGATCTTCGCTTGGCTGGCAAGTCTGCCCCCGAGTTGAGAGGCCGCATGGCTGCCAAAGCTATCCAGGGAACGTTGGGCACTGGCGAGGCCCGCCCTCATACCAGCGGTGTCAGCGCTGATCTTGACGACCAGCTCAGCTAGCGTTGCCATCTAGGGCCTCTTGCGTTATCATTTCGGTGCCCCGCCGAGGAGGAAGACATGTGGAAGCGAGCCTTTATTGGGGTACCCGTTCTATTCATCCTTTGGGCCTTGTTGCAGGTGACTTTCACCGGGACGGTTCGCGATCCCGCCGTAGGTGGCCTGATCGTCATTTCCCTACTGGCTCTCTGGCTAGCGTTTCAATCGATTCTCGCCCTGGTTCTTCGCCTACTCAGACGGTAGGTTCCTCTTCCTCCAGCTCCCCCGCCTGCGCCTTCGCCATCCTCATGCCCTCGCGCTCGATACCCGGCGCGTCTAACGGCTGGCCGCGCTGTGCCCTGCCCATCCTCGCTATCGTCATCAGCAGGTGGGGGTGAGCCTCAAGCAACTTGAACCCATCCTTGGGGTCGTTGAGCGCGTCACGCGCCATCACGGCCGCCCGGTAGTCCAGGACGGCGGTTACGAGGGCGAGGTCCTGGTGCATGGCGACATCCGGCGTACACGTGAATGCCTCGCATATCTCAGAGATCACGCCCTCGAACGGCTGTGAGCCGAACCGCTCTACGCCCTCGCCACCGCCCGGCGGGATGTACGTGTAGCCGAGCGCGAAGTCCGCGAGGGCTTCAAAGCGTTTTTTCGTTCACCGGGCGACTCGCCCCGGATGACCAGGGACAGATACAGCAACTCCTCTAGCCGAAGGGTAGCGAATGCCACCGGATTGCCATTCGGCTGAGGGAGCGCCTGTCCCTGATCATCCGTCCAATTCCAGGCCACGAGGCGCCGAGAGAGGATGTCTATCAGTTCCTCGTACGTGTCGGCGGTCAGGACAATGCCGTCCTCGGGCTTCTCCGCCGCGTCCACTTCAGTTCGAAGGTTGACGATCTTGCGCATGAAGCGCAGATCGCCGGCGCTGAACGCCGGCACCACATCCACCCACTCGCCCTCATGGAGCGCATAGTCCACGCCGTCAACCGTGACAATGCAGTCGTCCGACGGTACCCGTTTCGCTAGGGGCTTGCTCATAAACCCTCCGTCTTAGGCCGTGTTCCGGGCCAGCGCGGCGTTGCCCACGAGCGTCGCCTTGAAGTCAACGCGCCCGCCGACCGCCCCGCTGACGGTGTAGCCTGAGCACATCATGCTGGTGGAATCGTAGTGTGGGTCATTCACTCCTGCGGTAAGACCTGTCGGGTCTACGCCCACTGGGCCGCCGTCGGCATCCGAGCACAGCCCGAAGAGCACAGCGTCGCTCTGGCCCGCCGCGAAATCGGCGGCGCCGCTGAGATCCAGGGAATAGTCATAGTTGCCCATGATGCGTCGAGGGCCGACATCGCTGAGGGCCGTTATGACCGGCAGCTCCGGCGTGACGCTCAGACTGAAGTTGTCAACGTCATCCTCTAGGGGCACCGTGTCTATGGTTAGGTTCGCATTTTTGGCTGGCTGCTTCATATCCGTAGTATCTCCTCTTTCCTTATGGCGTTCCCATCACGGACCCTGCCGTGACAAGTACCGTTGCTGATGTGAATGTGCCCGATGCCACCACGCGCTTCCACGCCTCTGTTACTGCGGTTGTGCTGACTCGCACGACCCCGGCAGCTGCCAGGGCACCAGATGTGAGGCCCGCGACATCGGCGTAGAGGTCGGCGACACCGTTGTCCGTTGACTGCTGAATCTTCAGCGTAATACTGCCGCCAGCCACCGCGATCACACGGAAGACAACGGCATATTCCTCTCCTGACACCGTCGCGCCCTGGTTCTGACCAGTCCCGTTGCCCGCCGCCACCAGGTTGGCAGAGCGTAGCACGAGACCCCGAAAGATACCGCCGGAACCCTGGCTGTCCATGTTGAGCAATTGCGCTCCACCGACGGCGGCTGAGCGAGGCTGACCGCTATTCTTGACGATGCTCTCGTAGGCAATGGTGCCCTCAGTCGGGGGCGTATTGCCGCCGAACATCTTGCCAAGGTAATGGTCGCCAGAGTCATTCATCGCCATCCAGAGCTGGTCGTCGTAGGCATCATCCGCTGTATCCATGAAGCCCAGGTCACTGTGGGCCACGTCATAATTCCCCATGAGCCGACGGGGGCCAGCCCCATCCAGGCAGTCGATCTTCGGCAACTCCGGCGTCAGATCTTGACTCGTCGAATTCAGGTAGCCGCTGAAGACAAACTCATCGAAATAGACGGCGGCTGACTTAGCGGGTTGTTTCACCACTCTTGACCTCCTTCCCCTCCTTGGGCTGGGGACTCGGGTTTGGCCTCCGTGGCTTGATAACGCCGATCCTCAGCATCCGTTCCACATTCACCGCACAGTCCTTGCCGATCTCGATGAGCGTGGGCTTGGTGATGTCCCTGTATTTCCCCTTCCGGTCCACAGGCCGGGTTGATACGAGGTCCGGCTTGCCCGGCCGGTGAATCCGCAGCGATTTGGAAACCTGAATGTAGGTCGCCATAGGCCCCTCCTCACTCCCGATGCCAGATGATGAAGTCCATGCTGATGCGCTGAAGGCCCGCCTCCGGCTCCGGGAGGTCACGCTCACCGGCGCTGAAGCTGTCTAAGATGACGGGCGTCGTCGTGCCGTCGGACCACCGCTCCAGGGCTAACCGGACTTGATCTGCTATCGCCTTGACTGCGGCGTAGGTCTCAGCCCAGCAATCAACCTGAAAGCGCGGGTGAGCCATGCCATGGTCCCCGGTCATCCCCTGCTCCCGCGTGCCATCGACCAGGTGATAGGTGACGGCGGGAAGCTGATCCCCCTGGGGTAGACTGGGCGCGTAAACCTTGGTTCCTACCAGGTCTGTGAGGCCAGGAAAGCCCGCCAACCTTGCGCCGAGAACTGTGTCTAGACTCACCGCGCCGCCTTCAGAATCAGGTCTTTCAGCGCCTCGCCGATCTCTATTCGGACGGCGTCCTGCTGTTCGTCGAATGCCGGCCGAAGATAGGGGTGGGCTGGAATCGTGCTCGTGCCGAACTCCTGGGGCGCCGCATATACCACATTAGTCCCCACCATCACGTGGGCCTCTGTCGCCGACCCTGCATTGCCGCCCACATCCGAGCCGTCCGACCGGCCCAGCTCTGATCTGTTGCTGTGCCCGCCGATGTGAATGGACCGGCGTAGGTTGCCCGTCTTGAGGGGTGACTTCCGCTTTGCCTCGTTCTGGACTAGGAGGGCGCCGGATACCACGGCCGCCTCTAGCAGCCGACCGCCCGTGTCATCACCCAGTCGCCTGAGCTTTTGGACGAGCTTCTTGTCACCGATGATCGTGACCCTGATCGCCGTCGTCATACGCTCGTGATCTTGAGCCGGAGCCGCGTCGTGATGTGGTGGGAATCATGCTCCACACCCATGATGTCGTACACGGTTCCGTCTACAACTGCTCGGTGTACCGGCGTCACCGTCTGATAGTCGCCAGCCAGGATCGCCGTGTGTGTGGTCTCGGCCACGGTCTTATCGGCTGAAGCCCGCTCGCGGGCACTAGCCGGCGTGATGGCGCACGGTATGTCCACATGTAGCGCTAGGTCTGCCCATGTCTCTATGGGCTCCCGGTAGGCATTGATCGCCAGTGTCACCACCTGGATCGTCGCCAGCGACGGGAAGAAGGTCTCTTCCAGATGCGCAAGGAGATGTGGGTGGATCAGTCCGGGCACCCTATGCCTCCCGTAGCGCCTGATTCAGCAGCCGTTCCCGCTGGGCAAAGATGCCCATGGACATCTCCGCGATGTCGAAGAGGCCCGTCATGTCGCCGCAGCCCTCGGCTACCTGGCGTCGCAACTCATTGGCGTGCTCACGTAGGCCCTTGGCGACAGCGGCTCCGTCCGTCTTCAGGTCGAGCAAGCCGATCACTTTGAGGACCAGAACCTCGGACGAAGCGATCACATCGAGGGCCTGAGCCGCCGCGAGCCGCACGTCGTCAGCCTCAAGGGCCAGGAAGTCATCTATCTCCGCGTCCTGGAAGATGGCATGGGCAACATCGGTATCAGTCGTTAGCAGGCGCATCCGATCGCGGTTGGTGCCAGACCCCGGCGTATAGGTCGCTACCATAGGCCCTCCCTATCTCACATGCCGCCCCTTCTTGCGATGGGGCTTTGTCACTGACGGAGCCAGTTTCAGAGTTACCGGCTCCCTCAACTCCGTCAGTCCCTTAGGGACAGCCAGAGGGCGCTGGACCCTTACCTCGGCTGTCAGCGCCCTCAGCTCGTTATAGATCGCCTGAAGGTACTGCTCCTCCCGTGTCACCGGCAGGGGCAGTTCTAATTCAGTCATGACCTAGTGCCTAGGTGCTCACCTGGGCATAGCAGTAGCGCCGGTCCACCCGGGTCCCGCCATGAACATCACGCACACGGTAGACCACGTTGTCGGTGGCGAAGTCGCCGTCGAACGAGCTGATCGGCTCACCCCCCACGGCTAGCTTGTCCGATGCCTTCATGCAGATCTCGGGGTCCTCATGGCCCCGCAGGAAGTCCATCTGGATCGCTTGGCCATCCGCCAGGTCGGCGAATACATACCAGGTGCCGTTCCTGTTCGCACTCACGTCGATGACGGGCAGCAGCGGGTCAACATGCAACATGAGCCCCAACTGGGACACGATATTGACCGTGGGCAGTGGCACAGCCGCTGCTGCCGTGGCCGCATAGGCCATCAGGCTGCTCGTCAGAATCGCACGGGCTGTGAATTCCAGGGCAGGCGGCACCACCAGGTGCTTGCCACGGATGCCCAGCGGGCGCCCGTTGACATCGGTTTGGGCCGCCATCAGGCCCAACGTGATCTCTAGGTTGTCGATGGTCAATGGCAGGGCTCCGACGTTGGTGATGAGCTGGCCGTCGGCCACATCCGCCAGACCCGTGCCGAACAGCAGGGCATCCGGCCCACTCGCCGACGCGATCATGTCGGTCACGTTGTAGGCCCGCGTGTAGAGCACCGAGTCCGCGAACCGCTGCGGGATATCCTGGAAGGCACCTAGAGCATCGTTGATCAGCGACTCCCAGGAGATATCGAACTGCCGGCCATACTTGTAGATGCGCCGGCTGTAGTAGCCTTCCACGACTGGGGCCACCAGGTACTCGCCCTTCTCCGCGACACGCGGCAGTAGGGTATCATTGCCCTGGACCTTGTGAAGCTCTGCGGCGTTGAAGTTGGGCAGGGTGCCGATCTTGGTGTAGCTCTGCCAGTCGGCCGTGACCGCTCGGTAGCGCGCCAACATCTCCCTCTCCAGGGTGAAGCCGAACAGCGCCGGGAAGTCGCTGGTCGTGATGACCTCGCGCAGCAGGTACTCCTGCTGGTGACGGGGCCGCCGCTCCTTGTTGCTCAGGAGATCAAGGAAGCGGCTCTGGGCCGCTTCGTTGATCTTGTGTGCTCCGACTGGGACATACCCGCCCCAGTTATCCATGACCTTTAGAAACTCAACCATCGTTGTGGTTCTCCTTCTCGCCCATTCAGGGGCGGTTCATCTGTTAATCCACACGCACGCCGAGAACGAAGACCGTTGCGGCGGGCTGTGTCGCGCCGGTGGCGCTGGTAACGCGCAGGGTACCGCCAGCCGCGATCACCCACTGGGCATCGTCCAGGGTCGTGCAGTGCACGACTGTCTTATCCGTGAACTTTGACGGCGCAAACGGCAGCAACGGCTGACCCAGTGAGTATCCCCAGGGACTTACCGAACGGTATCCCGCTGGTCTTCTTGGAGACCACGCCGGTTGCGATATAGAGCTGGTCGCCGACCGCCACGTCGCTCACTCCCGCAGCATCGGAGGCCACAACGCCCAGGAACCAGATGCCCTCCGTATCGATGGCGATGAGGTCCGTCGCCGCCACCGCGCTGCCCAGTGCCACGCCGACGATGCTGAGACCCACATTGACCGGATCGCCCACATCGACAAACCCATCGGCATGCGTGGGATGCGTAAGGTAGCTCTCCTCAAAGGTGAGGTGCCGCCCCTCGTAGGTCGAGGAGCACTGGTCACCGGCCACATGGCCGGCCGCTAAGTACAGTGCGGGCATAATCCCTTCTCCTTCCTATCGCCCGTCTACGGCGATACGAATCTGTGCGTCCGTCCAGTCCGGGTGCATGTGCTTCCAGCTTTTCTCCAACGCCTTCCGATCGTCGGCTCCGCCGGTCGAGCCCATATCCCTGATCTGGCCGGTTCCCTTGACCTCGGCCAGGTAGGCGACCTCGGCCTTCACCGCCTCATCGATGACGGTAGCGAAAGCCTCCTTGTCGAGCTGGCCCTCCTTGAGGGGCGGGCTCTTGCCCAGGGCTTCAACGAGCCGGGCCTGACTGACATCAGGTAGGTCGGTCTTGGCAAGCGCCTCACGGGCCATGTCCGCCGCTTCCCGCAGCAGCTTTGCCTCCCGCAGCCGGTTGAGCTCGGTCTCCTGCGTCTCGACCGCCTTCTCCAGCTCCTTGATCCTGGCAAGGGCCTTATCCCTTGCCTTAGTGACCTCTTCCAATTGATCCATGTTCTTGTTCTCCTCCTTGTCTCGCCCTCCCTGGGCGATGCTATTTCGTGCGCTCTCGATGAGCCGCAACACTTTGCCGCCGGCACCGGGAGTGGTCACGTAGTCAACGCTCTTGGCGGCAACAAGTTCCTGAACGATGGGGCCGGTCCTGCCCTCGGCCTCCCCCTTCTCCGTCTTGCCGAGGGCGCGGATGCTGGTGCCAATGTGCGGTGCCAATTCCTCAACTACCGACTGCCAGGGCTTGAAGACCTGGGCTGGTGCATAGAGACCGGGGCCAGCCGCGTTAGCCACTTCCCACCGAGCATCCGCAATGAGTTCGCCCGCTAGGTCACGCAGCGAACGCTCCGGCCGCTCGCTCTCTTCCGTACTCGTCGGATGGTCGATGTACATTTGGGTGCCGGCCTTGAAGACCTTGGGGCCGTCACGCTCCAAGATCTCGGCAGGGTAGTAACCGCTGGAGCCCCAGCCTGGGGAGATGATCTTGATATCCGCCGTGCCGTCAGCGCGTATCGACTTCTCGGCCAGGGGCACCAGGTCGGAGTCGAGTTCAACTTCGGCGGCTTCCTTCTTCTTGGTCCGGCTAGCGATGCGGCCTAGCACACGCGACTTGCATGCCTTCAGTTCATCGGCCGTCACACCTTCCACCGCCTCAGATGCCTCATAGGTGAGCGGCGAGTCATGCGTAGTCTCGCCATCAGCCTTCTTAGCTTTGGCCGACAGCTCCTTGGCGCAGGCGTTGTGGTACCAGATCATGTCGGCCTTGCTGAAGTTGGCGAGGGTATTACCCTTTGCCGCCCACTGGTGGAGGCGCCGGTGCATATTGGCCACGTCCTGGGTGCTCCAACCCTTCAGCTCGGCAGTCAGGGCGCGCTTGTCCTCAGCTGTGATAGCCTCCCGGAGTCCTTCGCTCGTCCTGCCGAAGGGGGCAGGGGCACCGCCCTGAGCCTGAAGGGTCACGGGTGCCAGGCCCAGGTGTCGGATGGGTGGCAATCCCAAGGCTTCTAGCACGCTCGCCGGGTCATAGCCGGACCGGATGAGGATACCGATAATCTCCGCCTGCTGTGCGCCGGTCGGTCCCATGAGGCGTTCTATCAGTTTCGCCGCCTCGCCCACCGGCACGTATACCGTCTTTCGGACCACCTCCGATGGCTCGCCGAGCGTCACCCTGCCCTCGCCGTCCACCGTATAGGCGCACCGATAGCAGGCCGTCTTCTCTGGCGTGTCCTGGTCGTACACCAGGTAGTCCGCGGAGATGTCCCGGATGTAGAAATAGGAGCCCTCCCCGCTGGGCAGGGTACGCTTGAGAGCGGCCCGTATCGCGTCGCCCAGCTCGTCAGAGGTTATACCCGCCGGCAGCTCGGCCTCCCCGATGGCCTCGAAGATCACGCGCTCGCCCTCGGCCACTTGCTTCGCCACCGCATTCGCCTGCCGGATGGCGCTGGCATCACAGTTCTTGCCCCCCTTCTCCTCGCAGCGGGTGAGGGCAGCATTCGCCACCTTCACCCAGACTGTCTTCTGGTTGTCGCTCAGGCCCTTGATGTAGGCCTCCACATCGGCTGTCTTCCAGGGCATATCAGCCTCCCTTCGGCTTCCTTCGTGTTAGCATACTGCATAGACAATGCGGGTGCCCCATCGGGCGGTCGTGGCCGCTGCTGAAGGCCTGCTCTAGTGGAATCCACCTCTCGTCACTATTCGGTCCGCAGATCTCGCACTCGGCATTGCCGCCTCTGAGCCATGACTTCTCCATCTCCAGGCCCGTATCAGCTAGCTCCTGGGCCACCAGCAGGTTGCCATGCTCATAGGCATTGCCAGCCTCATTGACACTGATCATCAAGGCCCGCTGACGGCTGAAGTCGACGAATTCCTGCCGGATGGCCGTCGCCGTCTTGCCATAGCTCCAGCCCTCGTCAACGGCCTGGGTAAGCAGGGTTCGCATCTGCATCTTGCTGGTATCATTCAGGCCCTTCACCAAATTGGCGGCATAGTTCGTGAGGTAGTCCACAGCACGCGGGTTGCTCAGGTCGAAGTCGATCCCCACCTCTACGTCAGCCAGCGCCTCACGTATGCCGGCAGCCAGCGCGGCCTCAGCAAGCACACCCAGCGGCTCGGTGAACATCTGCAAGGTCTCTAGGCTGGCCGCGTCGAAGTCCGCCTCCCATGGCCCGAGGGTCAAGGCCTCCCGCAGCCGCTTGTCCAGACGCTTGATGAATACGCTGCCTTGCCCCAGAAAAGCAGAACGGAGGGCTTTGGTGGCCCTCCGTATCGGGGCTGCGAGCGCCCGGTCCCGCCGCCGGAAGACCATAACCTCCAGCAGGCGGTCAAGGGCGAGCATGGCTTCAGCGGTGCGCATAACGGCCCGCTTCCATCGAGCATATAAGATCCGTCATTTCACCAGCGCCTCCCTCACATCCCGCAGCGCCCGTGCAAATCGGGCTTCGGTCGCCGTCTCCTGACCCTCTGGGAACATGGCTTCTAGTTCCCCGCTGATGTCCTCAATGCCCAGAGCCCTTAGCAGGAGCCGGGCCGTTGTCTTGTCAGTCATCGTGCCGGCCTGGGATTTGCCGTCCAGCGTGGCCGCCTTCACGACGGCATCTATCAGGGCATTGCTGTCCCGTTCCAGGATGCTCGGAAAATCGATGTTGATTTGGCGGTTGATGGGTTCGCCGGTGTCCGGGTCATCAGCGAGCACCACGACGGGCTGTTTGTCCTCGTCCTCTTCGACCTTGCCCTTTAAGTCACCCTCATTAGCCAGCGCCGCCCTGTCCACTACGTACTGGAGCACACGGCCAAAGACATCCCGCCACAGCTCCTGCCGAGCACGCATCTTGAGCTCGGTAGGCCGGTCAAGCGTCTTAGCGGTGGCAAGGTTCCCCACCTCGGCGTTGCCCGCAAGAATGGTCTCAGGGATGCCCACGCCCGCCGACACCATGAGCCAGAGCATACGGGCGTCATCAGGCAGCATCCCAGCGCCACGTGTGCTGATGGGCGTCAGAGTAGCAGCACCCTCAGCAGCGATAAACGTACTACCAACCGTCGGCGGCGGGTTTGTCTCGCCACCAGTGGCCAGAGTGCCTAGCGTCGTCTCTAGCTTCGTTTTGGCAGCCTGTATAGCCTTCGGCCCGCCCTTAGTCGTCATGCTCCAAGCGAACCGGGATAGGGCACGGCGGATGGTGGCGAAATCCTCCAGGTCCTCTTTGACGGCCCGCGCCCAGTCGAGAGCGCTGTAGATTTCCGGCACGCCGAACCGCATCCCTTCATGGCCGCCTACCTTGATGTGATAGATGGGATATTCCATCACGGGGTTGCCACCGATGCTCTGGGGAGCTGTCTTCAAGTTGACTCCCCAGGATGGATAGTAGGCAGTCCTTTGTCCTGACGATGCAAAGCCCTGTGTAACGTCAAACCTCTGCTCCGTCCATGCCCGCTTGTAGTACCAGGGGTCCTTGGCATCCTCTGGGTTGCAGATGATGTCGGTAATCTCCTCAACGGGGATGCTGCGAACTAGGACACGGCCAGCCTTGGGGCTGGTGAAGAATGTTAGGAAGAGGTTGCCCGTGACGGCGAGCTCGATCTCTTTCTGCATCCGTGCCTGGTGCCCGGTGAGCTCTATCTTGTTCCTGGGGTCATCCAGGAACCGAGCCACGGCCTCGCCCACCAGCGGATGCGCCGCCTCCACCGTCATGCCCTGGCCGAAGACATAGTGCGCCTGGACCTCGACGGCGTGATTGATGAGGGGATTCTTGAGATACATGAGGCGGGCCATCTTGATGATCTTGCCGAGGCCCTGCCGCGAGAACTCCTGGGCCGAGAGGAAGTCCAGCTTGAGCCAGCCCTCATTCTCTAGGGCCAACTCTAGCTCGGCCAGCCGCTCGGTCATCATCTCAAGGTTGTCGTCACCCTCGCGGAGCGCGTTGGCGAGCGCGGCGATGTGGCCTTCGAGGCTAGCTTGGCCCTTGTGATCGTTCCGCCGAAGGAGGGTATCCAGCACGCTCATACTGGGCTGATCTCCTTCCTGTTGTCATAGATCACAACACCCTCCGGGGCCTCCACAGGCAGCGCAAGGTAGGCCAGCAGCAGCGCGTCGGCGTCATCCGGCGAGCGCCCCAGCCGCTTGCGCGTCTCATCCTTCGGCTCCACCTTGATGCGCCCGAAGCTGTCCAGGCTGTACCGGGGCGCGATGAGCTGGGCGATGGTGGTGTCATCCAGTTCCCGCAGGTCCCACACACGGTCCTGACATAATTCCCGCCCTATCTCCCACCACAACTGATCGCGCAGCCGGGGAAACCGCTGTGGGTTGTAGGAGGCCATGCCGACGTTCACACCGATGATCGCGGCGTTGTGTGCCTCACCCTTGAGCTCGACCAGCCGGCCGGCCACACCCCAGCCGATGCCGATGACATCCACCTTGACGGCGGTGGCGCCGGTTTCCTGGATTGCCTGTACCACGAGGCCCACGACCTCCATCGGGTCCGCGCTATGCGAACGCCAGACACGGCCTACGGCTGCCCCACGGCGCTCCCGAATCACCGTCTGATCGCCGCCGGCACCTAGATCCACGCCGAGCTCGACAGGGACCGTCTCTCCGAGAACTCGTTCCTCCTGGCAGCGCCGTACCCAAGAGAGGGGCACAACGGCGTCGCTCGCCTCCTCGGGGAACAGGCCGCGTACCTTTGACTGCCAGAGTGGCGTTCCTTCCCCCCAGTCAGCACGCCGCTCCTCTACCCAGAGCCGCGACAGGAGTAGGGGGTGCAGGTATTCGGGGATCTCCTCATCGGTGAAGTTCGGGGATTCAAGGCCATCGACATGGATCACATGCCAGCCGCTGCCCGGCTGACAGATGCGGGCGAAGTAGGCACTGGGATCATCGGGGTTGCCGATGGCGAGGATGCGCGAGTCCTCGTTGGTGACAAGGGTCTCAGCGGCAATCCAGAGGGATTCGGGCACGCCGCTGGCCTCATCTATCACCACCAGGACGGACCGGGCATGTATGCCCTGGAAGGCGGCGGGGTCATAGTCTGATGGTTTGCGGCCGAAGGCGCGCATCTCATTGTTCACCCAGACCTCAGTCTGATTCAGCCGACCTGGTAGCCTGCCCTTTGCCCAGGCACGGGCCAACTCCCGCCAGAGGATAGCGCGGACCTGGGGATAGGTCGGGGCCGTAGAGACCACAAACGGGTCCGGCTTGCTGTTCATCCACCAGGCCATAATCCGAGAGGCGTCGAACGATTTGCCGATATCGTGGGCTGAGTGAACAGCCGTTCGGCGATGCTGGGCGACGGCCTCAGCGATCTCTCGCTGCTTGGACCAAAGGTACTCGCCGAGAATGTCAGTCACGAAGCCCACGGGGTTGTCAACATAGGCGGCATAGGGGCTGACGGCCTTGTGCCGAGCCTTCAGCCGTAGCACAGTCTCGGCCATAACCGCGGCCTCTTGCCCCGGTAGAACTGCCACGGGCATCTTAGAAGCTCCCCTCTCGGGCTCTGGCCATTATGTGTTCGGCAGTGCGCACGGCCTCATCGGGATCAAGGCCATATTCCTCAGCCAACCGACGGATCCGCGGCTCTATGTCAACCTTGACGGGCATCCGGCCTTCAAGCCGGTCAAAGATAAGGCTGATAGCCTTAACCTCCGGGCTCGTCAAGTAGATACGGTTCTTGCCCCGGCCATCCGTCTCCTGTAGCCAGTGACCGATAGCCGCAGCCCAGAGTGCCCGGATAAGTTCCTCAGCGCCGCCGTTCTCGGTGACACGCTGACGTAGCTTCTCAGTGAGAGTCTTGACCCCTGGGGGGCGGCCATTGGGGTTGCCAGATTGGCCCTTTTTCCAGCTTGTCGCTGATCGTGCCATGTCTGTAAACCGGCGTGCCTTTCAGGGCAATAGAAAGCGCCCCCATCGCTGAGGGCGCTGGTCCCTGGCTAGAATTGTTCTAGTTTAGAACATATACCTCCTTTAGCCCTTTGTCAACGACAAAGTGCGAGATCATGCGGCCGAAGGGTACCAAAATGGGGGCGGCAGCTGTGCCATGGGCTT